TTGGCGATGACGCTCGTGGCCGAATTGAAAATCACGATGGTCGCGACGCCGCCGCCCATCCGGATGACCTTGCCGACGTCGGAAAGGGAGAACACCGCCGCCGACGCATCGAATTGAGCGTTGTTGTTGAGCACAACGGTCGCCTCGAATCCGGAACCCGTGCGCAGCGGATCGGTCACCACGATGCGGGGACTGATGTAGCCCGAACCGACCGCGCCGACACTCACTGCGGTGATGACGCCGGCGCCGTTGATGGTGAGGGTCACCGTCGCGCCCGTCCCAGGCCCAAGCCCGTTGTTGTCGACGATCTGCGCAGTGCTGCCCGCCGAATAGCCCGTGCCGCCTGAAACGATGCTCACGGAAGTGCATTGCCCGGCCCCGGAAGCGCTGTTGGCGCTCAGGGTCGCTGCCGGCGTCGCCTGCGGCAGGTCGATCCCGCAATCGACGCACCAGCAATCTTCCGTGGTAGGCCAGATGCGACTGTTCATCCTTTCGATGGTGTAGGCCGCGCGCCCGCCAAATTCCCGGTAGGCGGCAAGGTAAAGCCGGTCGATCGGCAGTTCCGTGACAGAGGCGACCGATTTCCAGAGACCCTGCGTGTCATGCCGAGCCCAGCCGATGACCTGCTCCGGCCGCAGGTAAGTCAGACTCAGCAGGTTGCCGTCGCTCCGCACGGCCCAAAGCACCTTGTAGGGCTCCTCGCACCATGCGTGCTCACGAATTGTGTAGCCGTTGAAAAGCTGCGTCGAATAGACGGTGAGGTCGCCCGAACCGTAAATGTTGCCGCTGATCTGATAAAAAATGCCGCGATAGATCGAGCCCTTTGCTTGCACGAACACGATGTCGGAGTCGATCCGGATCGGAGGCACCGTCGGCGAACACCCGTTCTGCGCTTGCGGCTGATTGGACTGGCTGGCGGGCCCGATCGGCTGCGGCGAGAACGCGCTGCCGCCGACGCCCGTGAGCAACTGCGCATTGGCCCCGGTGAACACCACAAGGCCACCCGGCATCGGTGTGAAGAACTGGATGCCGTTCACCTGCACCGACCACGGGCTGCCGATGATTGCGTCGCTATCAATGGTCGGAATGCGGCTGTCGAAGTTCGTGTACGAGCCCGGCTGCGAACCGAAATAGGTGTCGGGATTGTTCGTCGTATAGCCGTGGAATCGGCGCTGCTGAAAGTATCCCACGGTCCCCGGATACGTTCCGCTCTGCGGCCCGACCGTCAACGTCGCCGTGGCGCCGGAACCGTCGCCGCCGACCGTCACCGTATCGGTCGGCGAATAGTTCTCGCCCTCGTTGTCGATCACAAAAGCGACCACGCCACCGCCGACGATGACCGGCCGGATGATAGCTCCGGAGCCGGTGAGGGAGTTCACGGTCACATTTGCGCCCGTGTATCCGGTTCCCGCCGACCCAACCGTCAGGCCAAGAATGCGCCCGCGTGCGAAAGGATTGCGGTGCAGCGGAGGCACCTGCGAAAAATCTGGCACGATGTTGGTGTCGAGGAACTGCACGCCATAGGCTTGCCCCACAAATCCGAACAGCGCGCCGACCGGCGGCGTGGCGCTGATCCCCGGCGTCGCCTTGTAGACGTTATAGACGTTGACGCCCGCCACCGGACCCCAGGTCAGAGTGATCGTGCCCGCCGTTGCGGCGATGTTGACCGCACTCGCCACCTGCCCAATGTTGGAGGCGACGCTTTCCGTTCCATCGTCCGGGCTCACCGCCGTGACCACGTATTGGTAGGTCACCGCGCCCGCGGCCGATGCCGTGCCGCTGAGACCGGAGGGCGCGCTGACGTTCCCGGAATCAATGGCCGTGGTGAAAGCCCAGTCGTCGTTTGCGTAGCGCGCGAGGTCCTGCGGCGGATATTCCGTCCCGGTCTCTTGGTTCACGCAGTCGATCGTCATCACGTCGGCCGATTGCGTGAATTTCAGCCATTTCAAATCTTGCTCGTTGTAGATCGTCACGACGGTATAGACCGGGGCGGCAATGCCGCCGCCGCTATAGGGCGTGAAGGTCGCTCCGGGCACCGCCGCGCCATAGACGTCGTAAAGATCGAAATCGTTGCCGACGACGTTCTGCGCGATGTAGGTGTCGCCGTTGAGTTGCGTCATCCCGCCGACGCCGCTGATATAAACCCAGTCGCCATTCGCGATCGCGACGGGCGTGGTCCACACGACATTGAAAGTCGCTCCCGATCCAACGCCTGACGTTCCGAACTGCGCCACGGGATCGGCCGGGATCACCGAGTAGCTGCCCGCCGTCGAGACCGAGAGAACGTTCGGCCCCATGATGACGTTGTTGAACGTCGCGCCCGATCCTCCGCCCGACGTCGAGCCCTGCGTCATCGTCGCGCCCGGCGGATTGACGGTAAAGGAGCCGCGATTGACGATCGAGATCGAAGAGACCACCAACTGAATGGAGACGCGCGCCGCGACCGCCGCGCCGCCCGACCATGCCGTGCCGTTAACAAGCAGTTCGTTGGCGGGATTCGTCGGATTGGTCGTATAGGTGCCGCCGTCCACGATCGAGTTGATCGAGGTCACCGTGCCGCCGCCGCCGATGGTGATGTTGATGACAAAGCGAACGCCCAGGCCCGTGCTGCCCTCGACGTTGTAACTGCCCGGCGTGCCGCCGCTCCCCGCATTCACCAGCGTGATATTTGCGACGTTGGGGTGCAGGGTGGTCGTGGCCACCGCCACCTGCGACTGCACCGTTTGAGTGCCGCCAGCAAGATTGATCGTGTCTCCCGGCGCATAGCCCGACGTTCCGCCGGAATTAACGCTGATCGCCGCGATCGTGGTGTTCACCACCGTGAGCACGGCGCGCGTCGTGAACGTGCCACCCGCAAGGCTCACCGTGTCGCCAGGAGCGTAAGAGACCGCCACCGCCCCAAGATTGGCGTTTGCCGAAACCACGCTGCGCACCGCCGGCGCAGTCACGCGGGGAGGCGTTGCCGTCGTGATGCCGGTGATGCCCAGCTCGCCCTTGGTGACCAGAGCACCGTCGTAGATGACGCGCATGTAGCCGTGCCCGAACTCCAGCACCAAGCCCTGCTCGATCGAGAACTGAAACGGGATCAGGCGCGGAGGATAGGCGCGGCCGGTCTGCTTGGAGAAGGCGCAGTATTCGGTGCCAGCCCGGCTATAAGCTCCGCCGCGGTAGCCGACATAGAAGTTCCGCATGGTCGCGGCGCCGGTCTGAAACCGCGCGAGGTCGACATGACCAAATATCGACGGGCTGATCTCGCCGGCCGCGAACGAGGTCTTGGGCGCTGGCAGCGTCATTTCTCACCTCAGTATGCGGTGCCGTCTCCGAAGGAGACCGCATCCCAGCCGCCGCCGTATGCCCCGCCGAAAGGATCGCCGCCGCCGTAGCCCGCATAGCCCGACCAGTTATAGGGCGATCCGCCCGTCGCGCGCCCGTTGATCCAGTCCACCTGCAAGTCGCTGCTGAAAGTCCCCTCGTTGCCGTTCATGGCCCGCGCCTCGGAAATCTTCTGCTTGGCGATCGCGATCTGGTCGGCGCGCAGTTGCCGCCCCATCTTCACGTCGCCCTTCTTGGCCCATACGGCCATGCACATCTGGCTCGCGAGATAGGCGACGAGGGCCTGCCGATACATCGGGTCCCACACGCTAGGGTAAAGCATGACGGCGGTGTAGACGCACTGCGCATAGCGCACGTTCGTGAGAATGACCGTGCGGCCCTGCGGGCTCACGCCCTGCACATCCCAGTAGTTCTGCCCCTGCTGCGGCGGGTAGTTTGGATCGGTGGCGATGACGAACTTGGCCGGCCGGATCGGCGTGCGCAGGAACGATCCGCCGATGCCCGTGGTCTGCGGCACATCAGGGTCCGAAGCCTGGATGTTGCCGGACGGGATGTCGGACGCCTGATTGGCCCAGTTCCACGGGATGAAGCGCACGCGCGCGCAATCGGTCGGATAGGCGTATTCGTAAATCCACGGGATCGGCACCTGCGTCCCGACGTCGGCCGTGTTGCCGGTTCGGTCGGCGAGCAGCGTGAGCGGCGCGGTCTTGCGTGCAAAGTCCCAATTTGCTCCACGCAACATATGCAAGTGACATTGCCAATATTGGCGCAACGCTACTTGAGCGGCATCACTTCCATCCTCAATGTCTCCAAGACTATAGCCCGCGCCAACGGCATCCAGCGCCTCATTGACCACATCTGTCGGGAGATTTGCCATCGCGCCTCTCTAAAAGATATGCCGCAGCTTTTGTAAGAATGACTGGATCGTCCTTAAGCAGGCCAATGGCGGTATTGCATGCGTGGCACAAAAGTCCGCGCACAGCACCCGACGAGTGATCGTGATCCATGCATATCGACTCTCGGCTCCCACGCCCCTTTGGAGAAACCCGCAACGGCGCGGGACAGATTGCGCAACAATATCCCTGAGACGCCAGCATTTCCAAAAACTGCGCAACCGTGAGGCCCCTCTTTGAAAGCCTCCAAAGAAGCCCGCGCTGTAACTTTGCATTACGCACAACATCGTTTGCCCGAGAGTAAGATCGGCGCTCAATGCCGCGCACATGCTCTGCATCCTTCTCCCGACGCGCGCGAGAAAGATCGCCCTCACATTTTTTACATCTGGCAGTCCGACGTGCATTTTTTGCAAAATACTCGCTCCTGACTTTCCACTCTCCGCACTTCGTGCAAACTCGGCCATCTTGGCCTACAGTGCCGTCAGCCATTGCGATGCTCCATCATCGTTTGTGGTTAGAGGGTCGGCTCCGTGTCAGCGGCGCCGACCCTTGTTGCTTATATCACCCCTGATTGCCGCGCGCGTCGATCTCGGACGCCTTGGCGTCGATCGCCTCCAGCTTGGCCGTCTCCATGTCCTTGAGCGCCGGCGCGAGCCGCTGGCCAAGCGCGGACGCAAATGCTTCGGTGAATCCGG